GCTCGAAGGGCTCGTCCGGTTCCGACGGCGCCGGTGCTCACCCAGACGCTCGGCGTCCTGGGCGTCTACTGGGACGGCAAGGGCACCGGCGGGGCGGGCATGCCCTCCGACTTCGCCGGCATCGAGGTATCGGTGCGCGAGCCAGGGCTGACCCCTCAGAAGTTCACGGACATGCCTGTCCCTCTCCAGCGGACCAACCTGGCCGGCCTGGAGATTCGTGAGTGGGAGGTGCGCCTGCGGTCCTACGACCGGGCCGACAACCGCTCAGAGTGGGGGCCGAGCAGCCGCATCACGCTCGCGCAGAACGTCGACGCGGACGCGATTGCGAAGCAGGTCGAGGAGAGGCTCAAGAACAGTGACGCGATGCAGCGAGCGGCCCGCGAAGGCACGCTCAAGGAGATGAAGCACCTCACCGACGCGATGACTCAGGTCGCCGTCAACCTCGTCTCGTCCGGACCCGTCCCGCCAGATAGTGGGACAATAGGTTCCAGCATGTGGATCGCACCCGACGGGCGAATCTTCGTCCTCAGAGCAGAAGGAGACCAGTGATGCAGGCCTACACAGCGACGAAGCAGTGGCGTGACGGGTTCGGCGCCAATGAGACCCGGATCACCGCCGCCGACCTCACCCACATTGAGGACGGCATCTCCGCCGCCACTCAGGGAGTGACCAACCTGGAGACCAAGGTCGCCGGCCAGCCGGCCGAGATTCTGAAACAGGTCCAGACCATCGCGCAGGGAATCCGGGACATTCTGAGCAAGGCCGTACCGGTCGGCATGATCGCCCTGTACGGCGCCGAAAGGGACCCGGAGGGGTGGATGCGCTGCGACGGACGCCTGCTCGACCGCACCACCTATGCGAAGCTCTTCTCCGCCATCGGCACCACCTACGGATTCAGCTCCGCCACCAACTTCCGCCTGCCCGACTTCCGGGACCGCTCGGCGGTCGGAACCGGGAACACCTACCAGGTCGGCAACAAGGGAGGCTCCGGGTCGATCACGCTGAACGTCCAGCAGCTGCCAGCCCACACTCACGAGATCGGCGAGGTGGCTGACGTCAATGCCCGCTTCCAGGCCAAGAAGGCGGCCCAGGACATCGGGTCGGGCGATTCCGGGAATGGGTACACCTACCTTACCTCCACGGGCACCAACCGCGGCAACCGGTCCCCGATCGCCGCCACAACCGGCGAGTCTCAGCCCGTCGATATCCGGGACCCGTACCTGGCCTGCCCCTACATCATTAGGGTTGCATGATGGCAGGGCCCGCGACTCGAAACGACGCCCCCGAGGGAGGCCGGGGCGGTCAGTACGTCACCGTTCCCGCGTTCGCCGCCCTGGGCCACTCGACCCCGACGAGCTCACGCACCGCGCCGGGGTCAACCATCGTCTACTCCCCGAAGGGCTGGCGCTGGGAGGAGGCCAGTGACAGCTACTCCAAGACAGTCTCCAAGCTCACTGCCGCGACCATGGAGTCGGCTGTCCGCCGCGTCAAGTCCTCCATGGGCGAGGTCTACTACATCCGCGGCACCGCCGACACTCGGCCGCCGTTCGACGGCACTACCGCCGGCGACACATGCCGCGTACAGGACGCCCAGACCCTTGACATCGTCGCGGAGTGGCGGTGGGACGGGGACTCATGGGAGCGCATGCGCGTCACGAGCGAACAGATCAGCAACCTCGACGTGGGGAAGCTGACCGCGGGCTCGGCCAACATCGCCGAGGTCACGGCAAGGAAGATCGCCTCCGACGTCGGCCGGTTCCTGGAGATCACCACGGACCAGCTGACCGTCACGGGGAACGCCTCCTTCGTGAACGCTACCGCTCACCACGTGTGGACGGAGATCGTCACGGCCGGTCAGGGCGAGTTCGAGCAGATCAAGGCCGGCATGCTGGAGGCCAACTCGGTCAGCGCCTCCAACATCCAGGTCGGAGCGCTCGACGGCAAGGTCATCACCGGCGCCACGATCCAGACCGATAGAGCCAGTAGCCGCGGGCTGAAACTGTCATCCGACGGCCTCCAGGTCTACTCCCCCAAGGGGTGGAAGTCCCTGGACATCGATGCCCGTACTGGCGAGATCACCATCAGCGGTAGCCTCGGACGCCGAGACACGTGGTCGAAGGTCTGGTTCGACGACATCACATGGGCGCGGACCGGCACCGACATCTCCCCCACGGGGGCGAAGATCGGCTGCGGCCTGGCGTTCAACTCCCTGGAGGATGACTGGGAGGATGCCGCACTCTTCATCCAGAAGGACGCCAATACTGGCGAGCCCTCGATCACACTCCAGTCGGCTGCCCGGCGGGGTGCGGCGTCGAGGCCGTCCCTCATTCTGGGCACACAGCAGGTGTCTCTCACTATCGGGCCTAACGGTGACTGGGGGACGCTGGCGATGAGTAAGTACGGGTTCTCCTCCAGAATCCACAGTGCCTCCCTCGACTTCAACGACTCCGGTATCTCCTACCGGAAGGTCAGCGACTCGAGCCACGCCTATTTCGGACTGGGGAGAGACTGGGCAACACTTACCACCCTGGGTAACAAGAACTCCGGGATGTGGGTGAACAACCACGCCACCATCTTGGCGTGGCGCAAGTATCCGCAGATTTGGTTAGACAACGACGGGATTCACATGAACCCGGAGAAAAAGTTCACTATGCAGGTTCCAAAGCTCACCAGGGAGCGAGGCGGCCTGTGGCTGTCCCACGCCTGTACCGAGTCCCCCTACGACGGTGTTGAGTACTGGGAGAATCTCACCCTCGACGGGCAGGGGAGGGCGAGGTGGGAGCTCCCCGACTACGTGCCGAGGATCGCCTCCCCGGTCGCGCCGTGGGTCGTATTCGCCTCTGGCACAGCCTCTGCCGAGATCGACCGCAGTGACCCGGACCTGTGGGCCGTTGCCGTAACGGGCGAGCCTGGGGCGCGCGTGGACGTCCTCGTCAAGGGTGCCCGCATGGTCAACACCGGCGAGGACGATGCTGACGGCGAGCCGATCATGAAGGACAACGCCCGTAAGACCAACTGGGAGCTAGGCCCGCCGGGAGGGGGCGAGAACACCGGAGGCGTCTCCGATGACATGACTATGCCCGGCACGTACTATGGTCCCGCCAGTAAACCAGAAGATTGGAGAGACACCGATGGAGCCGCAGAGTAGTCAGGTAGACGCACTAGCCGTGATTGACGCATTGACCCTAGAGGTTGCTGCACTCACGAAGCGTGCGGTGATCGCCGAAGCGAGGGTGATTGACCTCGAGAACAAGATGAAGGAGAGCAAGTGACGGTTCAGTCTGTGGCGGCGCGAATCGCCCGCCGAATCTGCGACCAGGAGAACGTCGGGTACTCGCAGCCCGATCGCCGAACCTGGTACGCCAACGCCGACTGGGAGGGGCATGTGTCCTCGCCCCAGAACGCGGACTGCTCCAGCCTCGTGTGCGGAGCGGTCTGCTATGGCCTGCACGACACCTACGGAGTCCCGTGGGGCCATTCCGCCCTGCCCGAGATCAATGACCATTGGACGGGGAACATGCGCCCCGGCCTGGAGGCTCGCGGCTTCAACGAGGTCCCGTGGAACGACTCCGACCTCACTCCGGCCGGCGGGTTCCGTGTCGGTGACGTGATCCTCTCCGCCGCGAACGAGGGCGGACGGGGCCACGTGGTCATCGCCGTCGAGGACGGGGGAGACCCCCTGGTCTCAGAAGCCTGGATCGCTGAGGATGGGAGCATCGATGGCTACCTGGGCGACTCCACGGGACAGGAGACGCGCACGGTCCGCTACTCCAGCCACCCGCACACCCAGTCTGGGGCGTGGACCAGCTGCCACCGCTTCGACGAGGGGAAGTTCCTGTCGCAGTGGCCCGAATTCCGTAAGGGGCAGGCCGCTCAGGCTGCGCCTGCGGCCGCCACTACCGCCGCGCCGGCCGCTCCGCAGCACGCGCACGGCATCGACATCTCCAGCCACCAGGCGGGCCTGAACGTGGCCGGGCTGTGGGCCGACTTCGTGATCGTGAAAGCGACCGAGGATGACGACTATGTGAACCCCTACATGGTCTCGCAGGCGCAGGCAACACTCGGAGCCTCGAAGCGGCTCGGGTTCTACCACTTCGCCCGCCCCGGCGACGCGGCGGCTCAGGCCCGCTACTTCGTGTCCGCTGTCGGCTCGTTCCGAGGCAAGGCGACTCTCTGGCTCGACTGGGAGGCGAATGCCGTCGCGCAGGGGCCGGGCTGGGCGAAGACCTTCCTGGACACGGTGCGGTCCCTGACTGGCTCCACGCCGGGCATCTACATGAACGGTTCAGCCCTGAACGGCTACGACTGGTCCTCGGTCGCCTCCCAGTACCCGCTCTGGTACGCCGGCGGGCCGGACTACTCGGACTACGGGTCCTCCTACTCGGACCCGGCGGTGCCGAACGTCTCCTACTGGGGCGCTCCGCTCATCCACCAGTACACGGAGGATGGCCGCCTGCCCGGCTACTCCGGCACGCTGGACCTGAACAGGCTGCGCGACCGCGCTGCGTGGGATCGGATGATCGGGGGCGGGGCGTCGGCCACCGTCTCCGCGGCCGCCTCCGGAGAGGCTCAGCTCGCCGTGGATGGTGAGTACGGGGCCGCCACCGTCGGTCGGCTGAAGTCGGTCATGGGCGCCGTCGGCTACGAGGAGGTCTTCGCCGTCGCCAACCTGCGCCGGTTCCTCAACAAGGCGGTGCCGGCCTCCTCGATCCATCAGCTGACCGGCATGTACCGACTGCCTGAGGACCGCGGGTGGGACTCAGACATGGTGAAGGTCTTCCAGTACCTCGTGCTCGCTTGGAACAAGCCGGGCGTGCCTTCGGGCTGGTCCTTCGGTGACTGGGTGGACGGCGACTTCGGCGAGGCCACGATCGCGGCGCTCCAGATGGCGCTGAACGCCTCCAAGGCCAACAGCTTCCGTCTGTGGTGAGATCGTGACATCGTCGTAACCTATTGAAGCCTCACAGACTCATAGGGATACACTAAGGGCGGGGACTCGGACGGGTCCCCGCCCTTACCTATGAAGGAGCACATGTGAAGTACGCCACCGCCACGTTCTGGGAGGGTCTCGCCGAGCGGGCCATCTCCACCTTCTCGCAGTCCCTCGTCGGCGCCTTCGGTGTCGGTACCTCGATCTTCGGGCTGGACTGGAAGGGCGCTCTCGGCATCGCCGGCGCCGCCACCATCGCCTCGGTCCTGAAGTCGTTCTCCCTGCCTGAGGAGACCGACCGCGCCGTGGCCGCCTCCGAGCTGGACGCCTACACCCCGCGTCACGCCTCCGGCCTGACCGGCCCTCTGGCCGGCTGAGGTAGTCATGCTCGCCGCAGAGTCGTCCCCGTCACCGATCGTCGCAGTGCTGACCTCGCCGGATGTCATCGCGGCGGGGACGGCCCTGCTGGTCGCACTCATCACCTGGCTGAAGATCACGATCAACCGCCAGCAGGAACGTCTAGAGGAGAGGATGACCCGTATGAGCGCCCACGTAGTGAGGGCTGCGAACGCCGCGGAGTCGGCCTCGGAGGGCGTGCACAACAACCACGACTCGAACCTGCGGGACGACCTCGACGCCAAGTTCGGGCAGGTCCTGGACGGCCTGGCTCGTCTGACCTCCTCGGTAGACGACCTGCGGGAGTCGGACCGACAGCATGACGCCCGCATGGCCCGGATCGAGGACCAGGTTGAGGGGGTCCGCAATGACGCCCGCACTGACAGGTCCCACCTGTACACGGAGGTCCAGTCATTGCATGATCGGATTGATAGGGTAAAGACTGATACCAATCCGTTACGGCAGGAGCCCCGATGACCTCCCCCACCGCCACGATCACCGGCCGCGTCGTAGGGCCTGACGGCCTGGGGCGCCTGGGCCGGATCACCTTCACCCCCGCCAGCCTCGGCGCCCCGCTCCCGGCCCGTGACATCGTCGCCGGTCGGGCGTCGTTTCGGATCGACACTGACGGATATCTGGTAGGTCAGACGGGCCGCGAGGCGTCCGTCGCCGCGGGAAACTATGAGATAGATCTCAATATCCCCGGGGACCTCGGGGCGCATGTCCGGGCAACTCGGACCCTCGCCGACGGCGAGACGTTCAACATCGCGGACCTTCTCACGGCCATCCCTGCGCCAATTCCGCCCGGCCCGACACCGCAGCCTCCTCAGCCCCAACCGCAGCCGCCCAACCCTCCCCAGCCGCCTAGCCCGTCACCGGACCCCGACGCCCGCGGTGTCCGCATTGCGGAACAGCCGGGTATCCTTGAGGCTATCAATAGGTCTGAAGTCATAGACCTAGGCAATGGAGTACTCACCTGGAAGTAGGACTGCTATGGCCGATCTCACATGGTACAGCCGAGAGGGCGCCGATCAGCGCTTCCTGACGAAGATTGAGGCCGCCTCCTTGGCCTCCAAGGAGGAGAGCACCCGGGGCGACGCCGCCCTCGGCAGTCGGATCGACGCCGTCAAGGCCGTCGCTGAGGCGGCCCTCCCGTCGGCCGCCGCCTCCGCCACCTATGCGACCAAGGGCGAGGTGGAGGCCGTCAAGCAGTCCATCCCGCAGGTACCGGCGGCGCCTGACCTGTCGGGCTACGCGACCAAGTCGGAGATGCAGGCCGCCGACACCGCCCTCGGGCAGCGGATCGACACCGTATCCGGAGTCGCTACCGCCGCGGCCACGAAGGCCGAGCTGTCCCAGTACGCGACCACCGCGTCAGTGGCCGGCACCTACGCCACCAAGGAGTCCCTGGCGGGCTACCTGACCGCCGCCGATGCCGAGAGCTCATACGCCACGAAGGCCCAGCTCGCTCAGGCCCAGCTCGGCGGCAACCAGAATGCTCCGGACCTGTCGGGACTGGCCACCAAGGCCGAGATGCGGCAGGCAGACTCCGCCCTCGGAGCCCGCATCGACCAGGTCAAGGCCACCGCTGACGGCGCCCTGTCGGCTACCTCTGCCGCATCTACCTACGCGACCAAGACGGACGTGGCCTCCGCCGACTCCGCCCTCGAGAAGCGCTTAGACGCCGTCAAGAAGACCGCCGACGCGGCGCTCTCCTCTCCGGCGGCCGCAGCCCTGTACGCCACGAAGGCGGAGGTCTCTGCCACCCGCTCAATCGCTGAGGGGGCGCTGCCCAAGACAGAGGCCGCTACCAAGTACGCCGCCAAGGCGGACCTGTCCGGCTACCTCACCTCGACGTCGGCCGAGTCCACCTACGCCACCAAGTCGCAGACGGCAGGGATGGGGGAGAGCATCCGCGCCGCCCGAGCGCTGGCAGACGCCGCCCTCCCCAAGGCCGATGCCGCTACCACCTACGCCACTAAGGCCGAGCTGTCCACCGTCCGCTCGGCGATCCCCACGGTCCCGCCGGCTCCGGACCTGGCTCCGTACCTGAAGACAGCCGACGCCGACGGCCGCTACGCTTCCAAGGCCGACCTCGCCAAGGCGCAGGCCGGCGGGAACGTGGACCTGTCCTCCTACCTCACTCGGGACGACGCCTACAGTACCTTCGTGCAGCAGCAGAACCTGGGTCGCGAGCTGGGCCAGTACGCAACCCTGGAGGCCCTGAACGCGACGACCCTGCGCGTCGACGCCCTCAGCAAGACGATCTCCCCCTTCAAGCCCGGCGAGCGGTACTACTCACCGGTCACCTACTTCTGGCCCGACTACTACCAGAAGGCCCCCAACGTCTCGAAGTGGGGCCAGATTCTGAAGTTCGCGGGCTCCCTCGGTATCGTCATCCTGAACCGCAACAGCGGCAACTGGGACACCTACGACAAGGACTTCGACACTCAGGCGAAGCTGGCCCTGGCCGCCGGCGCCAAGCGTGCCGTGTTCTACGTTAAGACCCAGTACCTCGCTGCCACCCTCCCAAAGGGCGACCCTGGTCGGAACAACGTGCCGGATGTGGACAAGTACACCGAGGACTACATCTTCGGTCAGGTCGCCAAGGCCAAGTCGCAGTACGGCGACGTCTGCCAAGGCGTGTTCCTGGACGAGACGATCAACGGGTGGGGCGCTCAGGCTGTCCGGGTGCCTGCCTACAAGCGCCTCATCGACCGCATCCGAACCGCCTACGGCAAGGACTTCCTCATCGTCATCAACTCGGGCTCGAACATCTCCGAGGAGATGTGCAAGCTCGACTTCGATGTCTGCATGATGTTCGAGAAGGACGCGACGGCGTTCCTGGTCGAGGACCCCGGGACCCCGATCCTCCCTGACCACATGAAGGCGTACCCCTCCACCCGCTGGTGGGCCGTCGTCCACGGCGTCACCTCAGAGAACTACAGGAGCGTGTTCGACAAGGCGGACAATCTCGGCATCGCCCACCTGTACATCACGGACGGGCAGCTGCGCGAGGACCCGCAGCGGGGCGGCCAGTGGGAGCCTGTTGGCAACCCCTACGCCAACCCGCCGTCGCAGCACATCCTCGACCTCGTGGTCCCGTGGCTGAAGGGCTACCTTCCGCTGAAGCTCGAGGTGGATGAGCTCAGGACTCGCCCCAAGGTCCTCTCGCTCGGCAAGCGCGAGGCGGTACCGGCAGGCACGCCCGCAGGGACGATCATCGTCAGGAAGGACTCATAGTGGCAGACAGCATCTTCCCACCGCTCGGATCGTGGTGGCGTAGCCGAGGCTCTCAGCAGGGGGCGGGGGCGACCCTCCCCGCGGGGGCCTCCACCACCCCCTACGACGGCTCCGCGATGCCCGTCGGCTCCCGTAAGTTCACCTTCGAGATCGACTACCGGGACACCTCCGATGCCCGTCTCGACCTGCGCGTGAACTGGTTCAACGACCGCAAGGTCAAGCTCGATGGGCCCTACTCCATCGCCTCCGTCACGCTCCCGGCCAATCAGACGAAGGTGCTGGCCGACGTCGAGCTGCCGGCCAGTACGGCGCCCCGGTGGCTCCCGTCCATCGCCGTCCCGGCCGGGTCGGGGGAGGCCGCGATCTCGTCTCTGAAGGTGTACGAGACGCCGGCCAAGCCCAACCCCGTGACAGTGTGGGACGGCGCCAAGGAGGTGCCGGTCGCGGTGACAGTGTGGGACGGTGCCAAAGAGGTGCCCGCAAGTATCGAGTTCCAGGCGTAAGGAGACGCATGTCAGAGGATAAGCAGGGTCAGTGCCTGCCGTCGCAGGTGACCATCAACATTGGGACGTCGGGGGTGAAGATCAACGACGACGGCCAGCCCTCGGCACCGGCCGTGGACCTGACGAAGTACGTCACCCGCGAGGCCGCCGACTCGCTCTACGCGCCCCGGACTCAGGTGGAGGCCCTATCGTCCGTCGCCACCGCCGCCCAGGCCGCGGCCGACGGCGCCAAGGCGCTGGCCGGCAAGGCGCTCACGAAGGAGGCCGCTGACGCCACGTACACGCCGAAGACTCAGACGGCGGCCATGGGCGACTCGATTCGGGCCGCTTGGGCTGTGGCGGACGGGGCGAAGGCCGCCGCCGGCGCCGCTCTGACGAAGGCTGCCGCAGACGAGGCATACGCCCCTAAGGGGCAGGTGTCCGCGATGGGTGACTCCATTCGGGCCACACGCTCGGCCGCTGAGCAGACGAAGGCTGACGGTGAGGCCACGAAGCGCATCGCCGAGCATGCCGAGGAGCTGACGCAGGCCCTCGCCAGGAACCTGGCCGTCTTCCCTCGCGTGCTGCGCCTCGACAAGGATCAGGCCGTCCCTGCCGGCACTCCGCTCGGCACGGTCATTGTGCGCACGGAGCGAGCCATCTCGAACGCTGACGACCTGTTCCCGCCGATCGGGGAGTGGCCGAAGATCAGCGCCGCCGAGACAGGTGATGGCGTGCGCCTGGACTTCCAGCACCCGGCCCTCGTACCCAGCCTGAACCAGCTGAAGACGTCGGACGGTAAGTGGCTACTGACGATGCGCTACTCCTTCCCCGGCGGCAACTTCGGCGAGGAGGAGGCTCAGGTCAATCTGTGGACGGCTCGCCGCTATCAGGAGGGGGGGCATCCGGCGCAGGTAGATCAGGGGTCGAAGATCGCCGACCTGACCGTTCGAAAGGGTGAGCACCTGGAGCTGTCACTGGAGATCGAGCCCCGCAAGGTGGACGAGAAGATCGGTAACGTGTGGGGCATCTGGATGGACGCCCCGATCCCGGGCCTGTATGTGCATGACTTGGTGATCCGCAAGATCGCCTGAGGATAGAACAAGGCCCCCGCTTGTATCACGTCGATTACAAGCGGGGGCCTTGTGTTATCTCACCAGAGGTGATGCAGCTTCCAGTTCCAGCCACTCAGGGCCTTGCCGAGTGTGGCATCCCAATACCAGCGCATACTCACCTCCTGTCTATGAGTAGAGTTCCCAGGCTGAGGCGTTGCCGTCCCTGGCCTCGAAGGTGAGGATGGCCGGCTTGGTGGAGTCCCCGGAGACGTTCGTCCACCAGTCGGAGCCGCGGTCTGCGGAGGGGCAGGAGATGATCCAGCGGGCGTCTCCGGCCTGACTCACGGCGAAGTTGTGCCAGTGGCCGTGGACCAGGATGCGCGCGTCGTAGAGGCCGCTACGGCGGCCGAACGCGAGGTCCCGGAACCATCCGGGCACCTTCGACTGCGAGCCCGCCAGGTGGCCGTGTGTGAAGCCGATGCGGGTGCCGTCGGCGGCGTCCACGGTGACGGCCTCCTCCCACTTCTCGGGGCGGAAGAACTGCACGTGCTCGAAGCCCGGCCGGTCCTCGACGATGTCCTCAATGTTCTTCGAGATCAGGATGCCGAAGTCGTCATCGGGCGCGTTGGCGCGGCTGTTCTTGCCGGGGCCGGTGCGGACGGCGCAGTGGTTGGACGGTACGGCCACGTAGTAGAGCGACGAGCACAGCGGGGCGAAGGTCTTCAGAGCCTCGGCGTAGAGGCGCTGCACGGTGCGAATCTGGTCGGTGAGGCTGAGGTCGTTTGTCTGGGCCTGGCTGGCGACGTTCCAGAACCCCTCGGTCGAGTCACCGACGTCGGCGAGGATGATGCGTTCGTACCCGCCTACGTTCTCGATGTCGTGGGCGATGTCTGCGACCGCCCGGCGCACGAGTCGCACCGTGTCCTCAGTGCCTCCCCCACTTTGGGCCTTGCCCACCTGAAAATCCGCCATGCAGACAATTAAGGTCTCTCCCTTGTCGAGGAGCCGGGCTGGCCTAGGCAGCAGGGGCTCCCGGAACACGGGCTCCAGGTCCTCGTAGGATAGGCGCTTGGCCTCCTCCAGCTCAAGGGTGCCGGGGCGGTACTCGATCTTCTCGTAGGAGCCGTCGGCTAGTCGGACCGTCTTGCCGCGCTTCGTGATGGCGCCTACGGGGAGGTCGAAGAACTCGTCTCGGTCGAGGTCGTCGCGACCTTTGCGCTTCAGGGCACGCCGATGGCGGCGCACGGTCGCCTCGGAGGTGTTGAACTCCTCGGCCAGGTCGATGTTTGTCTTGCGCTCGCGCTCTGGGAGCGCGTCATTGGCGATGATCGCCCCGTCCAGCGGGCTCATGGGTCTCCTATCTAGGTATTTGCTGGGACTGCTGGGGACAGTTTATCCCCGTCCCCAGCCTTTCCACAAATCCTTTCCCACATTGAGACCTAAGCTGCACAGATCACGTACTGAAACTTGGGAAGGTATTGCCTCCGCCTCACCACCGACGTACAGTTGACGTAGGCCGAGATACGGCCAACCCAGCAGATAGGTCACACCATGAAGAACCAGTACGAGTACACGATCAACTCAACGGAAGACATCTCCAGAGCGCTGGAGGAGGCTGAGCGCAAGGGGTACGGGCTCAACCACTACAACTCGGTCTTCTACCTCCGAGGCACCGCCGGCGGGGCCATCTCAGTAGATGACTCCCTGGCGAACCTCCACGTCGTGGCCTACGGCCCCGCATCGGTCTGGGTCTCCGGGGAGGGTGAGACGGAGGTGATCGCTGAAGAGTCATCCGTCATCTACGCCACCGAGGGCTGTGCCGTGGACGCTTACGACTCCTCCACCGTCTACGCCTACGACCGATCCGATGTCACTGTCCAGATGGATGCCTCGGTGTACGTGGCCTCCGACGACGTGGCCGTGGAGGCATGGGGAGACTCCTGGGTCTACCTCCCCGCCGAGGGGAATGCTGGAGCTAACGCAGGCATTCGCCTGGAGGACTCTTCCAAAGTCATTCGCGGCGTAGCATACCCTGCCAGGACTGAGAACTGATAGGAGAATCCAATGACATCCCTCTCAACCAATCATCTTGCCTTCCCCGGCAACTTCAGCCCGCTGACCGAGCGCCGCATCTCGTCCCAGTCCTGGGCCAACGCCCTTCGCCCCTACTTCCGCTACGTCACCTCCTCCAAGGAGGGCGGCGCCGCACAAGTTGTCGCGGATAACGGGAACGGCGTCGTGCTTACCCTCACCGAGTCTGAGGAGCGGCGCGACCGCCGGCCTCTGTGGACCCTGTGGACCTACTCGCGCCTGAACGGTGTCGAGTACGCCTACAAGGTCGGCAACCTCCAGGACGTGCTAGTCTCTCTCCTGCGCGAGGTCTGACTCTCATCACCACCTTTGGAGAGTCTGACGCGCGGGCAAAGACGCCACCAGAAACCCCCGGATTGACTACCCGGGGGTTTTCTGTTGCCTAGATCACCTACCCCCTAATTTGTGAGCACTTCCCCCGCCACCTCACAAAATGTAGGCTAGTCCCATCACCCGGCGACGGCATCCGCCGTCCCAGATAGGAGCAGTCATGAGCATCATGGACCTGGAGAAGGTCGTGAACCGGGCCAGGAAGGCCGCCCAAGGCTCACAC